GGAATATCAGTTAAAACCACCGTACCGATTACTGAACCGATTTGATCAGCAACCGGTACACTTAACTCAACACTATTGGGTTGTATTGCAGCACCGGAACCAATGGTAAATTTCAGCTTTTGATCAGCTGGCATGACATTTTCAACAGTCTGATCAAGCGGTACGCCATAGCTATAGTTGATGGTAAAGACCGTATTTTTCTGCGGCAGTTTATTCGGTACCAGCCGGCCTTGACCGCTGGCATAGTTAAAGGTACCGGTGGCATCGCCACTAAACTGGCCCAGCGTATTTGTAGTTGCAGTTTTCTGTTCGCCTTCCAGTAACCATTTCACTGTTACGCTGCCTGAGGCTATTCCTGCCTGCTGCAAATCAAACTCGAATGCTGCCGGTTCAACCGCAAGACCTGAGCGTATGAACGTAGCCAGCGGTGTACCCCACAGCAACAGGATTGGTGTATTTACATCCGGTAAAGCCCCCGTCGTAATAGACCAGGAACCGGTTTCATAATTGATATTGCCTGAACCAAACGAAGCACTCGAGCCAGACAACCGCCCCGAACCATCATCTTTCAGTTCATAAAACTTGCCCTGTGACATATAAGAAACCGACAAGCTACCCGGGGCTGGTGGTGGTACCAGCACACCAGTCCAGTTGGCACTCTGGTTTTGTTGAGTGACGGGCCGGGTTTCAGACTGGAAGTACTGGTTGGGTGCTGAAGCAGGCTTAAAGGTCATGCTTAAGTTTGCAGATCCTGCACCTGCAGCTTGCGTCCACTGGATCAGCCCGCGCTGGTAATCAATTGTTCCAACCTGGGTACCAGAAGTGTTTTTAAGCAGTCCGCCCTGATCAGTGATCTGCTGGCCAAACAGGTTAAACGAGACACTCGATGGCATGACAGATGAGCCGATATACATATTCTGAGCGGTACCAATGGTGGTCGAGTAAGTTGCAGTAATAGCAGCAGTGTTACCCGGTACCAGTACCATACTTTCTCCGGCTGCGTTTAAATCCACAATTGGTGTTTCAGTCTGGGCAGATGGAACCAGCTGGGCAAAGATACTTTCTGCATTTACGGTAAACTCACCGACTTTTGCAGCAGACTTGAGATTGCTGGATGCATAATACTTGCCGGTATCGGCTACGATGGTATCCCGTAAAATCGTTTGAGACTTGTCGCCGTTGTACCATTGCTGGGCAGACAGCCCGACATAATCCTGATCAAGTGGATCATTGATAGTGTAAGTGGCCAGCTTGTATTCAACCTCCTTACCATCGATGATCATCCTGGCAATACGGGTCTCGACTTTAGTGACGCGGACATATTGTTCATGCTGTAGTGCTTGGCCTTCTTTCGAGACCAGTACCAGCGTACTACCCACCGAGCTTTCGACTTCACTCAGAAACATCGCCACCTGCAAGGTTTTCATACCGGCATAATGCGTATCCAGGGGACTCCCTGCTGCCTGTCCACCCTTGGCCAGATAGTTTTCAATCCGGTTTTGGGCGGACTTGCGCTCATCAATCCACGACCTTGTACTAAACAGCAAAGCCGAGACATTGGGGTCTTTCGGGTTTTCCGAGATAAAGACCGTAGCGCCCATAAGCAAATCTGTATCATTCGTTGTCACGGCGGGAAACAGTTTACGCAGTGACACATCCCCCATGGTGCGGTCCAGCTCACTCACATCATTAAACAGGTTATTGCTCTGGCCATCTTCAATCATCTGGCCAGAGTACTTGCCGCCACCATCTTCTGTATCGCTCAGGCGCTCGGACTTATAGAGCACCAGATTTTTAGTTTCAATTGCCACTATATAGCTCCCCCACTTCAATAAAACGTAAAGTCACGTTGTAATAGTCATCGTCAGATACAGATGGAATTCCCTTCACTGGAGCAGCTTCCAAAGCCCCGGCTTCATGGTTAAAAATCACATGAAATTCACGTCTGTCGTGCTGATACTCAAAAGCCAGAATGAATTGTTCAGATAAAGCAGACCAGGCTTGAACCTTGCGTAAATCACGGCGTTTGATCCAGCCCATCGTGTTATCTGCCGGTTGCAGCACAATTGAACGACCTGCTTTTTTACGGCCCTCCTGGATAATTAGAGAACCATCAATAGCCCGACTCTGTTTTTGCTCGATGGGCTTCCATTCAAATTCATCAGACCATAAAAAACCGTCCTCAAGCGGGACGGTTTCTGATGTAAACACTCGTATTAATTTCATTAGCTACTCTTTTTTATCCTTTCCAGTTCAGTCAGGAAATCATTAAAACTGCCCTGATTAGCCTCATCCACAGGGACATTAATTGTGCGGCCATTAATAGAGATCTGGTTGATGACAGTACGTGAAGGCTCAGCAGTTGGAGTGCTGGTTTTAGGATAGCTCACATCTGGAGCCAAGCTGTTGATATTCACCTCCGGCACAACTGTTTTAGCTTTGGAGCTTGCACCTACACTGCCCGACTTGCCTGCATACTCTTCCAGCTTTTCCAGCTGCTCGGCAATGTACATATAATTGCCGGTCTGTTTCTGGTTGTCGTATGCAGAGACACCGTAACGCGCAGCATATTCATGAGAAGCTGAACGGTAATAACCACCTGGACCCTGTTGAGCCGTCTCGAATAGCTCTTTAGCCTTTTGCCTGGCATTACCGCTATATCCCATTTCAGTCAGCTGCTGCTCAATCTCATCAACTGAATAACCGTTTTTAGCCATGACTCCAGTTTTAGAGGCTTTAAGCTTGCCCTGCATGGCAGTAAGAGCTTCTGACCAGGCTTCAGTAGAAGACTTGGCCTCCTCTCTTGCCACCCGGCCAGCTTCACGGTAGCCATCACCAATGGCACTGGCTGAGCTCTCTACCCGATTATTGGCTTTAGCCCAGTCATCCATGGTTTTGACTACAGCCTGACCGCTATCATCAATCTGGATTTCCAGATTGCGGCCTGCATTTGCAGCATTAGTCGCAGCAATGACACCTGCATCACCCGATGCTGCTGCAGACTGAGCAGCTTTCTCATATGCTTTCTGGATACCTTCAGCAGTCGCCTTTCCGCTATCTCTGACGGTGATGTAATCCATCAAAGCCTGTTGAGCAGCAAGCTTTAAGTTCTCCTTGGTTTCAATGCCTAGCCGTTTAAATGCCTCTGTCACCGGATCAATATCATCTGGTAGTTCTAAAGCCTGCATCTTGATAGCGATCAGGCCCTGTTCGACTTGGCCCGTTGAAACCTTGCCTTGATCACCAAATTCTTCAAGCTTGGACCTTGCGTAATCAATTTCAGCTTGGCTTTTAGCCGTCTGTAACCAGTTCGACCAAGACTGATAAATTATATCTCCTGCCGCTTTACCGGTAATACCTGCAGAAGCTAACTTACCTTTCAGATCAGTGACATTATTACCCTGCTCAGTAAAGGATTTAGAGACTCGATTTAACGCAACATCGATATCTACCCCAAGCTGCTTGGCTGCAAGAGAAGCTCTCGAATATGCATTTTCTGCAACCTGTCCAGATCCGGAATTAGCTGCATCCAGTTCCGCAGCACGTACATTGCGGTTATTGGCGAGTTCCGTTTCCTTCTGGTCAATACCCCGAAGGGAATCTTGTGCAGATTTCAATACACTTAAATCACCCGTGCGTTTAGCCTCGGCGATCTGTTGTTCCAGAACTGCACGTTCAACGGCGGACTGTTTCTGAAAAGCCAGATATGCCTCATCTGCCTTTTGTAGATTCTCTTTGGCCAGCTTGACAGCTTCTTCCTTTTTGGCTGCATTATCTGCAGCCTGAGCAGCACCCTCCCAAGCCGCCACGCTAACCTTGCCTGCCTCACCAACAGTAACAATATATCCCTTGGTCATAAGGTCAGCTTGCATGGTGCCATCTATGACCCCACCATTAGCTTTAATGGCAGCTTCAGCATAAGCTTGGGCAGAAACCAGCATGTCTTTATCCAGCTTAGCTTTACTGGTGGCATGCTCCTTCTCTCGATTTTCTAACTCGCCAGATTTCTGGATAATGGCATCAATTGTTGACTGGTTCCCATCCTTTCTAGCTTGGTTCAGCTGTGTATCGAGCGCAGCACGTTCTGTTGTTAACTCTTTAGATTTTTGAACCAAGTCTATATTCTGTTTAGTTAACTCTGCAAAAGTACGAGCATTGTCAGCTATAGCTTCTTCATTTTTTTGCTTTTGAGTTTTCTGTATATCCTCGTAAGTCTCAACTACTGCCCATTTATGCTCTGTACTAAGCTTAATAGCACCTCGCATATTTTTTTCTGCTTGTGCAAACATGCGATCTGAAGTTTTTTCAGCTTCCTCTGCCAGATCTCCCATGAAGGGTATATATTCTAATGTTGCGGCAGCCAAGCTATACACACCGCCAGCTAAGAACTGTATAGAAGATAAAAGAATTTTCAGCCCTACATTGAGACCAAGCCCTGCATCTGTAATTCCTGCTATGGCCATTCGCAAGACATTAAGAAGAGTTGTAAGACCGCTTACATCTTCCCCTCCATTTAATAGAGCATTGAATAAGGGCGATACAGCATCCAGAGCGCTAGTAAAGGCACTCCATACAGTCTCACTAAACTCAATGACATACTTAATATTTTGCTTAATATTTTCATAAACTTGAGTAAGTGTATCTCTTAAAGCATTCAATATGCTGGGGTCAATATCAGAGAACTTAGAAGCAAAGTATCCAACTCCCTCAGCCACATCATCGAAAAATAATTTTAGAATCCCAAGGTTATCTGCAATTATTGATAGAGCATTCGCTACGGCCGCACTTGTGCCATTAGCCTGATCCATCTCACCAATAAGAATCTGCCATTGTGTTGCTATTTTCTGCAATGCATTGCTAATAGTAGTCGGGAATTTATTGTAGTCAGCTTCAATTGCAGCGGATTGTTTCTGTAAGGCCTTAATTACGCGCTCAGCAGATAACTCGCCGTTTTCTGCCATGGTGCGTAACTCACCCGTAGTCACACCAAGGGATTGAGCCAGGGCTTTAGAAATTCCTGGGGCCTGTTCCATGATTGAGTTGAACTCATCACCACGGAGTACTCCAGATTGCAGCGCCTGGGTAAACTGGACAATAGCATCTTCACTGGCCTGTGCTGATCCACCTCCGGTTTGAATGGCCATATTGATGGTTCTTACCAAATCCAAACTTTGCTGTTGGGTCATCCCCATCTGTTTGCCAACATCATTCACTTTGGTGAATAGACTGGCTGTAGCTTCTAAGCTTGAATTGGTAGCAAGTGCCACTTGATGCACACCAGCCATTGCAGCAGTAAAGTTACCGCCCTCTTTAGTTGCAATATTGATTCGTGCTGAAAGAGTAGTATACGAATCCGCTGCCTGAGCAATTTCTCTGACACCGATACCAATACCAACGGCGGCCATAGCTCCCGCAAGAGCAGTCGCTGCAAACTTGGCTACGCCCATCCCTTTAGAAAGATTGGAAACACCTGAATTTGCTTTTTCAGCTGCCGGTTCAACACCGTGAAGCTCATTTTTGAGTTTCTCAATCTGTTGCTCGGTAATTCTGGTAACTCGCTCAACTTCTTCAGCCGGCAATTTACTATTGGCTTTAAAGTCCTCTAACTTTCGTTCAAGTGCAGTAATCGCATCATTAATTACTGTAGGCGGTTTAATGCCTAGAGCTTCATAGATTTCATGTCCGGTCTGCTTTGCACTGGTTGCAGCCTTATCTGCACAGGTCGATACACTACGCATTGCAGAGGATGCTTGTATATCAAAATCTGCAAATGCTGATTTGGTCAGATCAACTGCCTGTTCAAGACCTTTGACCTTTTCTCCTGCAGCCTTAATTTCATCAAGAGTAACAGCTTCACTACTTTGTTCTAATGCGGAGAAAGCATTCTTAGCTGCCAGCAGCTCGCTTTCAAGCGTATTAATACTGCTAGTGCCGATACTGCCAATTCGCTCAATTTCTTTGGTACTGAGATTGGCTCCATCCCCCATTGACTGAATTGCGCGGGTAGCGGTCTGTGCCTCTCCTACCACTTGGCCAAGATCTACCGAGCTAAAGCGTTGCAACTGATTAATCGAAGACTGTGTGGCATTGTCCACGCCACGCATGGCATTTACAGCAACGTCCTGATAGTAATTAAAAGCACTGGATGTTTCTTTAATGGCATCTTCAATACTTAAAACACGCTGCTTGGCGATTTCAATATCTTTTAAGGTGCCATCAGTACTTTGCAACCGAACCAATTCAGCCTGAGCAGCTTTTAGGGCTGAATTAAGCTCATTGAGACCTTGTTCACCAGTGCTCGACATTGAACGTAACTCACCTGCACTGATAACTGACTTGTCACCAAGAGCTTCAATCTCCTTGGCCGCTGTAAAGAATTTGGTACCCAGCATTTCTGCAAGTTGAAGCGCATCACCTGGAATGGCTTCACCGATTTCAAAGCCTGCCTTATTTGCCTTATTCGCTGTATCTTGAAGTTCACTACCCAAGCCATCAATCTTGCTGGCAGCCTGAACAGCCCGTCCTTCAAGTTCACCAGCCGCCTGAGAGACTTCACTCAGTTTTCCTTTAGCCTGATCTGCTTTCTTCTGTAAATCATCAGGAACTATTTTTCCAACTTCCTGAGCAGCTTGTTCAGATGCAGCTTTTAGTCTTTCAGATTCCTGTTTTATTGCGGCATAAATGGCCTTAGTGACACTTTCAGATTCCTTAATATTCGATACATAATTTTTAGTATCAGCTTCCATCACAAGCTTAAAAGTTAATTCTTTACCAGCCATATTCTTACTCGCAATAAAAAACCCACCGAATGGTGGGTTAGATGAAGATATTAATAAAGCATGCTAGGATGCTTTTTATGAACAAATATATATTTTAATTAACATTTATCTTTTCACATTCAGCAAGCACATTCTCTGCCTCTTTTTCTTGAAGTATGCTTTTGGTAAATAAAGATGTGATTTCATCTTCCTTATTATCACCATCAGCTAAAAAGGTTAATAGTGCCTCATTAGTAGCATTCATAGAACTTACATAGATTAACTTACTTGCTTCTAAGCACCCTGAATATTTTTTCGACTCTGTATCACGTTTTATTTTTTGTAATTCGGCAATTGGTTGTGCTAATGCTACTCTCATCACACTATTTGAGAGCCTCCTTTGATCACTGAATGAGGCGGCATACCCTTTTAATTCTGAAAAACCAATCTTTCCAATAGGTTTATCTTCTGAGTATTTTAAATTAGCAATTGTATTCGCCTCATCACTAGAAAAACCTAATTTTTCTAAAGACTCCACATAGGTAGAAACAAGTGCCCCATGTCTAGCTTCATCTTCTGTCTTCTTTTTCGAGAAATACCACCAAGCTGATCCTGCTAGGCTTCCCACTACTACAAACAATACTATGATTAAAAAAGTATATGATGTTTTATATTTGTTGCCACAAGTTCGACAATGCGTATCAGCAGCTTTCATTGGTTTTTTACAAGATTTACAGTATTTAATACCCATACTCAGCGCTCCCAAATAATGCGATAAATCTTTCCATCAACCACAACTATTGTATAGCGCTGACCATTTACCGAATAAATATAGCTGACAGCTGCATGAGGCCATCCCTTACGGTCATGAATAATATGTTTGAAAGAAGACTCTGGATTTCCCAGAACATCTACCATACGAGCCTGAGTGTTTCCAATCTCTACAAACTCAGTACTGCCACGAATTGAGCTAATATCAGTTGAAGCGTATAAACTTGTTGCAATACCTATCCCCAATACCACTGCTAAAATTAACTTTTTCATTCTCATGCCCTTTTTTTGAGATATTTTTGAGCATCTTAACCGACTGGTCTAAATTATCGCAATGTGAAAGAACATCCGTGTTCACTTATATCTCTTTATTCTATGCACTCATGTTCATATCTATCAGGTATTTCTCTGCCTGTGCATGAGTAATCGATATCAAACTGCATCTACAGCCTTCTTGCGGTCTGCTCCAATGCTCAACAGCATGTTCTTGGAACTCCTTATCAAGAATATTAAATACTTTGCTACTGAAACTTTTACAAGTTTCCGGAGTATGGTCATCAATGACGGGGGCCCATAATAAGTAGCTCGAATTCTTATCCTTGCTATGCTCATAAATATCTTTAACAACTAGACAGTTAAAAACAAACATCTGTCTATTTGCAAACCAGGAGCGATAATCACGACTGTTTTCCAGTAGTGTCCAGTTCACATGAGAGCGAATATGATCAGGGACTAAAGAAATATATCTCTCAGCAAATTTCTTGAATAGAGCTTTATTGCTCTTAAGCTTTTCATTGTCCAGATGACTCAAGATATCTAAAATTTCATGCTTAAAAAACTTTGAGTCGGCACCACATGCCACACCCATATTCACTAACTCTCTCTGCTCGTCACTGCTGAATGAGTTAAACCATTTCTTATATGCTGCTCTACTTTCCGCTGTTAATACTCTTTTCATGATTAAGCTCAAGTGCACTCTTATAATACCGACTATTCTAATCGGAAATGGTAAATTTAATTATGTGAAAATGTTACATAATTCACACTATTTCTTCTTTTAGCTCATCAAGAAACTTCTTTAGTTCTTTAGCAGATGCATGCTGAGCGGATCTCACTACACTAGTCAGTGCCGCCAGCTTGTTCCGGTAATCTTTTTGGGCTGATTTTAAATACTCACTGTAAGCACCATAAGTCATATTCATGATTTCGGTGTGAGTATGGCCAGAGCTAATCAACAATTGAAACGAATCAAACCAGGTTGAATCATTCTCTTTTGTTGCCTGCTTTTTATTACGGCGTTTAGGCTGATCTTCTTTAAAATAAGCGCCGTTGACCTGTAGTACTACTGATAAAACTTCTTTAAATTGCTGTTCGGATGTTGTAGCCAGATCGATCAAACTGGTTGCTGGAAGCTTAGTGGCCAACCTGCACATACCCAGCACTTCAATTGAATGAGCCTTAAAAAGTTCAGTCAAAATTTCATCTGAATAATCTTTTCCCTTTAAAAAGCCTTTTACCTTTTCGGCATGTACCGCCCACTGGTCAAAATCTTTCATCTGGATCTGGTGTACTTCAACATCATTCACTGTAATAGAGCGATTAGCTGCTAGAAAAAAATCATTCATGATGGAATCTCAGGTATTAAAAAACCGCCAATTGGCGGTCTGTAAATATTGAATAATAAAGAACTCTATAAATCTGTATCTATTTCGATTTTAGAAACCAATGTGCACTTAGTTTCCAGATCATTTGTATGAACCAGAAAATCTACATGAATAGAGGTGATATTTACACCTGTTTTTTTTCTGAATCTCTTATTCCTATCAGAAATAAACTGGGCAATTTGTTGCTCTAGTTCTGCTTTGATTGTCTTGTATTCATGCACACTCAAGTCTCTGCGATCTTTACTCGAGTTAAACTTCTTTAAATCTGCATCTGCCTCAGCTTTCAATTTTTTCGCTTTTTCGGAATTGGAATGGGACATGACCTGAGCTTCTCATTTTATTCACAGTATTCAATATAACACTATAAAAAACACAGGCACAAAAAAAGACGCTTATGCGCCCCTGTGCCTGTATTTTGGATTTAGTTACTCAGCTTTAAGTATCAAGCTGCTACATTAAAACGATCAATATGGCCAAACATGCTAAGTTCAGCATCATTTACCTTGGTAATGTCAGCCAGACATTCACCTTCAATATCGTAACTAGAGAAATCTTCATTGATCAGATCAAATTCTGTTTCCGGTGAAAACTCCACACGCCATAAGGTCACGGCAACCTTATCTCCTTTATAGGTATCAACACCTTTAAAGAAGAAGCGGTATTCATTGCCGATATCGTTTGCAATCGCCGTACGTGTTAATTTTCCGGCTTTACCTGACCACTTAACGTCACCAGTCGGTGCAATATTAAAAATCACTGTACCGAATGCCGAATCGAGTACATAGGTACTGGCATCAATATCTGTATCAGCGCCATCTTTAAACTTAACTTCTGATAGATTACGCTCACCCAGATCAATCATAGTCCCAGCTTCAACAGTACCTAGTGAGCGATCAGCGATAGTGCTTGCAGATACTTCAGTAACTTTACCACTCATCACCATGGCAAGATTTTGCTTGGTTACCTCTTCCAGGGTGCCGTTTACAGATACTCCTGTCTGCTTTCGTAGTACTGCATCTTTCGTACGAAAACCTGTTTTTGACTCATAGTGATCGGTTGAATCCGAAGTAATTTGAAGCTGCAGGGCCGGCATACTTCCTACTGGAAACATACCTGATACTGCACCATTAATAATTTTAGCCAGGAACAGTTCACCCTGTAACGAAATAACATCTGGTTTATTTCCCATCTGCTTTTACCTCTTTTGTAGTTTTTGCTGCAGCTGGTTTCGACTCTTCAGAGGGCTTTTCTATTTCTACCTCCTTGATCGTACCTGCATCTAATTGCTGTCGGATTTCAGCATCGGTGAGTCCACCCACGAAATCCCCTTTTTTGAAACGCCCTAATGGTTGTTGGGCTACATATTGCTTTGCTGCCATGATTGGCTCCTAGATAAACATTTTGGATTCAAACACCAAAGTGATATAGACGCATGTTGGAGAGTAGTCCTCTTCAACTGCAATCAGGTTTAAAGGTCGTGCACTTGAAGCAGGCTGCCAACCTGATAATAATTCCAGGACTTGTTGCGTCAGTGCACCAGCACGATCCAGAACTGCAGAGCCGTCATTAAGCTGTGCCGAAGCATGACGCTCAACCACCGTAACTTCCCATTGCTGGGCCAGCATGTTCATTGATGACTTTGCAACATCATCCAGCTTTCGGATACGGCGGTAATAGACCTGAGCATTTGGTGTAACCTGTGATAGCTCTGTAACATTTGCAGAGTTGGCCGGGGTATAAATCTTTTTAAGACCTGAAATCCCGTTGAGTTTCTCTGCAATTTCATCGCGCACCGCAAAGAAGTTTTTATCGCTCATCAGTTAAATGCTCCACGATATCATTTAATACATCCTGCTCATCCTGTTCGGTCAAACCCAAAAATGGACGGGCTGGCATATTGATGATGTAAGCCTTACCCATAGATTCCTGCATGAAGTTAGAACGCGATTTACGGACAAATCTGTTACCTACCGTGCCATCACGTCCCTGACGAAAATAGGTACGACGCATTCTTGCTTCATGACGTATTTCACCACCAAAGTGATGAATTGCGCCATAAACCAGGTCAGTACCAATTTCTACTCCACTCTGCAGCACATTATGAGTAATGGAATCCATCAACCGTGAAGTCTTACGCAAAGTGGTACCGCCTTCACGTTTAACTCGGCCAGACAAACGCCATTTCCCTTCAAGTCCTTCGCCCTGCGTCCATCTATTACGGATATTGCTTACTATTGTTTGGCCAATCGTATCGAACAGTCTCTGTTGCGTTTCTTCAAGACCTGAAAGACAATGGAGTGCTTGCATTACTGCTGACTCACCATCAGCATCGATCTTTATTACAACACCAGCCATACCTCCTCCTTATTTAAATGAAGGCATCTTGTCTAGCGTTTCATCACCAAAAACACCACCGATATAACTGGTTCCAATGGGCATTGTGGTAGGCCGGCCCTTAGGCTGATCATCTACAATTTCATCGGTTGCGGTCTGGATCTGTAGATGTGCTTTCTCGTCCTGTACCCGTTCAAGAAATTTAATCGCATCCTTATAACGGTTACGCACTTCTTCAGTGGGTTGCTGGTAATAAAGCCGGTAACGGGCAATATCACAGGCCATACGGTTCAGATTACTGGGCACATTGGGAAGAGGTAGAGGATAACGGCCACCGATATAGCCGTTAATCTCTTCTGCCGCATCCTGAAGTGCTTCATTGATAGTAGCGGCTGCATCTGCATGCATCAGCTTTAACTCTTCAATGTCATCAGCAAACCGCTTCACCATGTCTGCTTCTGTTGCGTACATAGATCACCTTACTTGGCTGTATCAGCACCCTGTTCAGCTGGCTTGTCACTAGCCTTAGACTTAGACGCTAGCTTGGCCTTTTCAAGCTCAGCCACCTTTGCCTTAAGTTCAGCAATTTCCTGCTCAGCCTTGGCTTTATCAGCAGCAGCTGTCTGATTGGCTTCAGTTAAAGTAGTATTTGTTGCTGTTAGCTCTGTATTAGCCTTTTCAAGCTCAGCCAAACGTGCAGCGGTACCATCTGCTTTAGGCTCTTCCGGCTCCTGATATTCTTCAATAGCCCCAGATGCTAAAAGGGCTTGAAGTTGTTTAGCTTCATGCCCTTTGATTTCATCACCTGGCATAAAATGCCCGATGGATTGTTTTGCTGTGTACTTCGGCATTTTAGCCTCCTTATAGAGTAATGAAGCCACGGCCACCAACAACGCCGTTTTTGTTAGAAGGAACGACCAGTGGAGCGGATTCAGTCATCAGCATAATGCCGCTTGGATCTTCACAATACCATTGACGGTCAAAGTACTGCTGAGCCACGCCATTAGCGGTCATGTTCTTAATCTTGCAATGGGCCACTGAACCATTGGTATCCGAGATCAGACTGAAATAATCTTTCTCAATGAAGCGGTTCACCTTACCCTTATGACGGTAGGTTGCATCGTAAACCCAGAACTCCACTCCATCAAAAGTACCTTTCAATGTCGGTTTCTGGCTTACACCGAAGCTTGGTGCAACTGGTACAGAGATCCCTGCATACGGAGTCACAAATTCCTTTTTGAAATCTGCATCATTCCATAAGGCCTGCCACACCAGACCGGACATCAGCGCCATTTTTGCTTCACCACCATCTGCTTCGAGCTGACGTTCCAGCATACGGCGGATATCATCCACCGGCTTGGCACCTGCCTGTCCCCATGCCACAAGTGGCGTATAATTTAGGGATGCATCACGCTCATAATCAACCAGGTTGTATTCATAATCATCGGAATGCAGCAGATATTTACCATTTTTCAGAAGATCAATGGCCATCATTAGAACCGAGTTATCAATTGCATCATGGTTGCGTTTCATGACAGCAATTTGAGCAATTACCATCTTTTCCTGTTCAGAGAGCTGCTGGTTACCGGTAGAGATAATCCCCGCAGTGCGTAAACGCTCTAACAAGGCAATTTCAAAAGTATCTGCAGCAGTCACCTGATTTTTAGGTTTGTAGTATGCCGGTTTAACATGAGTTACTTTTGCAGACTGAGTAGTTTCAAATGGCTTACCTGGCTGATTCGGTGATACCAGTGGTGCCAGATCATGATCAGCAGAAAGCTCAGCTAGTGGCACATCATCCCGGGTAAACAGTGGACGGTTTGGAAACAGGCGATCTAGCAGCCATGTATCCATCGGACGGTAATTGCTATGAATGAGAGCAAGCTCACCCACATCAAGAAGTTCAAGCGGAGTACCGTCAATATTAAAAGACTGTGGCATGTTGATTACACCTTAGAAAGTTCGATTTTGTTTTTGGTTGCTTTGGCGCGGACAGCATCATATTTCGCCTTGTCCAGCAACGCCCCATTTAAAGACACGGCCTCAACGTTAAATACGCCGCCGTAGTACATTGGAATTTCTATCCCTTCAGCCGCTTTAATAGTTGCTTCGGCTGCGGTAACGTTCTGGCCACAGATCACATCCCAGGATGATTCATCTGTAGCATGAGTCAGTACATTGTCATCAGATAATGTCAGTAGATCGCCGTAATTGTAGGCGGTACCGGCCGTTACCTTGCCATTGGCACGGCGCAGCTTTTCATTGTCGAGTACCAGTTTACGTGTGGTAAGTGATACCGGTGGAATATAGTGAATAGGCATGAATTATTTCCCTTTGTTTTGTTCAGCGAAGGCTTTCGCACCTGCTGTGAATTGATGCTCCTGGTTACCACTCTGTCCGCCTTGTCCTTGGCCACCAGTAGCCTGATGATTGAACAGGTAGTTCAACGCAGGATTTACACTTGGTGTTTGTTGTTGCTGCTGGCCAGCTGGTGGCTGCTGTCCACCTGTAGAAAACTGCCGAAGCTGCTTTGCAGTAAAGGCAAAGACGGAATCATCCATATTGGTATATGCAGTTTTATCTTCAGCACTGAATTGTGTTTTAAGCCCTGTTTCTAAAGCTGCAATCTCATCAGCACGTTTCTGGGCTTTAAACTGTTTCAGCTCTTCTAGCGCATCATCACGCTCCTTTTCTGCCTGCTGTTTGGCCTGTTGTGCTTTTTCTAGTTCGGTCACGTCTGTGTCCTCTTTGGTTGGGTTTGAATTGGCTTTGCCTGAGAAGGCTTCAATAGTGGTTTGAGTGTCCGCACCCACCCCACAAATTGTGATTTCATGCACTCGCACATTTCGGAATACATGCAATGGACCAGTAAATTGCTGCCCATTTACTTCAACTGTTTTACCTGGTGCAATTTCTTCAATGGATTCTGGATCAGCCCACCATGACATTTGGAATGGATATTCCTCATCGATGTCTTGCACGATTTCTTTAGCTTTTGCATTGCTAAGAAAATGACCTTTTGCCCTAAAGGTTTGGTTGATTTCATATGAAGTGGCTACACCGACACGCTTACCACCAAAATGTTCTTCAACTAAACCAGTTTTAGCTTTTAGCTGTAATCCTTGGAGGTCAATCACCACACCTGAGCGACCCCAGTAATAGTGATTGTCGATACGACCACCGCTATATACTTCTGCTTCAAATGTTCGGCGCTTTGTTTCACCATCTTCCACTGTAGTGATCGGAACATTTACGGCAGTAAACTGACAGCGCAAATGCTCCTGATTTAGTTCAGGCATTTTTCATGCTCCATAAAAAAACCTCTGTTTCGAGAACAGAGGTTTACAATTCAATGATATATATTGGTAGTTTTTAGAGATTAGTTCAGAGAGTGAGGTTGATATATAAACGAAATCAGCTTAGTCGTGTGCCTGCCTAAAACTTCGAATTTTATAATTTAATGATAATCCTCCATTTCCAAAATTAAGGTTTAATGATTGATTAGCCTGAAGAGGAAGTGCTTCTAAAGTGTTATCAGGTAGGCGTTTAAAACAAGGATTAACTGTAACCAAGTATTTATCTTTGTCATCAGGACATAAATGTAGACGACAACTGTCAAAATCACAGATTTGGACAGAGTAATCAGTCATATAACCAGTATAACCTTCTGTTAGAGTAGCTCTTCCACCTATAAAATCAGATAAAAAATTAACTGGTCTATCGCTTTCAACCACAATACTCAGATCGTTTTGAGTATCTTTATTCTCCGTACCCTCTTGTATTAAAAAAAGAAAATACTTCATTCCTACCTCATGTAAACTATTATTTTAGTGAACACAATCTATATACTAGGTAGAAATCCTTTTCAATATGTAAAATATTTCGTCACTCACTATTTGCCTTGAAACCACCTGAAAAGATATGCCTAAGGGAAACAGTACGCCTTGCCCTGCATTTAACTTTTCCAGATCAATGCCTAAACCTTTAGCATTTTCAATCTGAATCACAATATTTGAAGCAGAACCTGCAAGCAGTAACGGCGCATCCAATGTAATGACCTTACCTACCTCCAATGATGCAGCGTAGGCTAGTGAAGCTGATCCGGTCACTGTCGCTGTACTATTCGATGCTACTGCCTGCAACCTGCCTAAATCCTCCTTCAACCAGCGTTTAAGCACTTCCTCAGCCAGAGTGACAGGGGGCTGCTTTAACTGCGCCGTAAGAGCTGAATCATTGCCCTGTACATAATCCAGGAAAGTCTTAATTGTACTTGGACGTATTTCCGGATCTAAAGGTAAAACTGTCTCAACAATGGTTTCAAATAGATCACGGCTCTGCTCATCCATTGGAGCAAACAAACTGGCCAGCTTTTTACTTGCCGTCCACTCGGCTTTGATGACCTCTTTCTGCTTCAGCAAAAATGCTTTATCCATGTCAGAATCCAGGATCTTCTGATCTACCAGACCAGATAGATCGCCATAGGTCATTGGACTAGTACTCCACCCCATTTCCTCAGCCACTTCCGGTAGCTGATCATCTGGCGTAATACCATATTTCAATGCCTGCTTCTCGGTTAAGGCAATCACTGTACAGCGACACATGAAGCCCCACGGCGGGTAATACATGAGCCAGAACGGATCATCGATATGACGAATAATCCGGTTCAATGCCAGGTGACTTGGACGGACCCGGCTATCATCGATAGCTGAATACATCAGGTATGGTCGTTTGTCTCTATTGCGTTGTTGCTGTTGCCAGCGTCCATGACTATACGCCGTCTGAATATTGGTCCTAAAAACATTCTTGAGATAAGGCTCACTTAGCTTGATTTCATTTTTAGCGACCACTTTCTTAAAGTCCTCAAATGTCGAGCCATCTGCAATAGCCTTGTTTACAGCGGCTATCACAGTCTGGATCTGTTCTATGCTCGATAAAAAACTGACCGTGGTGGCCAGTTGTCGTGTCTTGAGATCCAGAGAGTAAAACTCATCAGGCAATAAGATTTTACGAGACCGGGCAAACTGTAAGGCCTCTAAGAATGTGACTGGCTTCATTTCCCCTCACTTGCTGTTATATACCCCAGCACATCACCTGCATATAAAGCCCGTTCCAGATTCGCCGTGAACTGCGACTGATTGGCTTCAGGCATAAGCTGTATCAGATGAAAGGCCAGTTCTTCTGGTGTTTCACTCTTCTGCAGGAGCTCATTTACCTGGGCATTGCTTAAGAGTTCGATATTGCGCTGTGCATCAGTCAGCTCTTCTACTTCCTGCTGTTCAGGTGAAAGTTTTCTGGCATTTGCTGCGAAGCTAAAGGCTTTATGCGGTAATGCATTGAATTGCTGTATTGGCGTGATATCTGAAGCTACCCCAACCTTGAAATGCTCAGGCTTGATACCGTAGGTTTCAATGATGTACTTGTCATTAAACTGCACACCTAGATCTTTAAGCTTCAAGTCCCGCTCGACCACTTTGACATTGAGGTCCTGTTCACCGCCTAGAATGATCGTATGCTTATCAAATCCATTGAGGATACAAAGAGCATCAATCAGTTCCTGGACTGTCGGTGAAATCATGCGTAAGTCAGAATTACGTTTATCCATTCTGACTTCATTGTGCACCACTCCAAGCGCCTTACTGCCACCACCGTCATTCTCAGATGTCATTGTTTGGCCAAGAACAACTTTCTGCACACGGCGTACCATGACCTTATCAAAAGCTTCAAATGCAGAAGCACCTGCACCAGAGAAGTTAGTTCCCACTGTAGTTACGTCATCATCAGCATTAATAGACAAGATCGATTGTGCATGGGCTGTCAGCAAGGCTGTAGTCATCGCATCAATATCTGATTGCTCACCATCTTTTACCTTCCCTACAAGCAAGGGAGATCCAAAGCGCTCCAGGAACTTTACCCAAAATTTAGTGGAGTTAGTTTTGAAGAACCAGATCCAGTACAGCTTAGTGAGTAATGCTTCCCCATAAGGCTGCTTATAAGATGGTTTACGGCGTGTCAGAAAGAACTTGAGCGGATAGGCTTTAAATACATTTACTTCAGCACTGGACTGGGGCTTACGGAAGATCAGTTCACCATTATTTTTAGGCTCAAACCATTCCAGTGGCTTGACCATAATCTCGGCAAGAGTAAACCGACTATTCTCATCAATCTTATAGTTAGCTTCCAAAACTGAGTAACCGTAGGGACACGCTTCCCATGCACCCGATACAATTTCAAAATGCCATTTGGTGAAAAGCTCTTTTAAAAAAATAGTTTGCTCACCATGATCTTCTGCAAATCGCCACGGCGCATTTAAAACTGCATCAAGTCGAGTTTCCATTGCCTGTGATATTTCATCATCAGTCATTAAGATCGAAAGACGTTGCCGAGAAAGTCCAGCTTGACGTAGAACTTCATCTAAATCTGCAGCACGTCCCATTGCAAAAGTAAGATTCTCTATAGCTACACTGGTCATTAAACCTGCTGATTTTGGCTTGGCTTTCTTAGCCTTCGCCTCTTTTGCCTTCGCCATAAAATTTCCTATCAAAATATTCTTGAGCCACCAGTGCTCGGTTTTCCTCTTCTACGCCCTTTAGATATTTTCTCCAGGGCATAACGGATTGAATCGATGTAGTGGTTATAGGCATCAATGATGATCGGTAATACCTCATCCGTTAACCGGTCTTTTTTATAAGAGTAGTTTCTAAACTCATTTAGGGTTTCCTTACACCGAGGGTGAATATAGACCCGCTTGAATGACTGGATAAAGGCAATACCATCCTCGACTGAACCCTTTCCTTTTTCACATGCCTTGATACGGCTTAATCCGTTTCGTTTTAGATGGCTAATAGACTCGGGTCGTGCGTTATCGGCGTAGATTGCATAATCTTCAAAATCAGGGATGAGTTTTGACAAGAACTCTACCGTATCATCCAGTTCTAGCCCTACAGCGCCTGCCTCATACTCAATCCAGAGGCAATCGTCATGAATCCATGAACGTGTCGCGGCCAGCGGATCATGAGCAAAGCCAAAATCCAGACCCTGATATGGTCCATCCCAGCTATAGGGATCAGGCTCAAATTCCTGAATTTCAAACTTGTTTCGAAAGATCTGTGCTTCAGATAATTCCAGATACTCTCCCTCCCAGATCCAGCGATAGGTCGAATCATCCAGAGTGGCCTGATCACGGCGGCGCTCGATTTCAAGGACCTCAGGAAACCATGGGTTATCGGTATAGTTCATCTCTACACCGAGACCGATCAGTTCACCAGTCAGGTCATCATAAATTTCTTCATGTCTAAAACGCTTACTGGTCGCACTATCACGTCGTTCAGGGTTCCAGGTAATCCACACCTCAGAGTTATCTTCACGTACTGTAGGTAGTAACTTGCGCCATGCCATCTCAGAAACGGTTTCAGCCTCATCTACCCAGCACAGCAGAATACGCGCTTTAGACTTGATGCTGTCCAGGTTGTGGCGTAGACCAGCGAATCCATAGCTCACTCTTTTATTTTTAGTACGAATGAAGTTCTCACCCATCTCGTAATAGTTTTTTAAAAAAGGAACTGAGCGAATCGCCTGTTTTATTTCTTCCATAGATGAATCAGCTAATGAGTTCATAAACTCACGCGCACCTAAGATTAACCCGCTCATACCAGCCTCGGCATATATATAACCTTTGATCGCCGTCATCAGTGCAAAGCTTCTGGTCTTACCTGAACCACGGCCACCCCATGAAGACCTGTAACGGATATTGCTGGTGCTAAATAGCGGGATAAGTTTAGGCGGTAATTCAATCTGTACCTTTGACATTAGGAGCCACCAGTTCAATAGTTGTAGGTTTATTGATTGATTCCCCTTTACTTGTATGGTCAACCTCTTGTTTATTGGTATACAAACCGCCCATCTCTTTTGCAGCCTGCTCAGCCCATTTGGGAGTAAATACCGGGTTATTGGGAAATGTCTCAACAAGGTTCTGTAAAAGTTGGAGGCGGTAACGTTTATTCGCTATGGGGATAGCTTCAAGCTCATCATTGGCCTTACGACGATATTCAAAAAACTTATCCCTGAGTTCCTGGCTTAGATCCTGCCCTATACGCTTTGTTGGATCGTAAGCCTCACATTGCTGCGGGGTCACATCGATATTGAAAACTTTCTTAACTTCTTTAGATGCTTGTGTGGGAGTTTCAAACTCAGCAAGCATCCTAACGATGAATAGTTTCACCTTTTTAGTGATACGTGCCATTTCCACCATTCCATCTAAGTACATCTAAGTAAATAGGCAAAAAAATATTTAAACCACTTTCAAATAACAGGTTCCACAAGCATGATGCACATCTGCTTTTGAAAGTTCCGGTCGTTGATTTGCCGCCTCAACCATTTTCTTAACATTTTCATTCGCTCCATAACGGCGAACCACACCAGTAAACTCTTCTACATCATGTCCACGTATTTCGAGCTTGGGCATACCTGTTTCCCGGTTATAGATAGGCATCCCAAATTCATTAAGCTTGTGGGCAATATGATAAAGCTCATGTTCGATTAGGGCACAAAAGGAAATATCATCCGTGTGTTTGGCGTATCTTGCATCAATGGTGATGAGATAATCAGGTATTGCATTAAACCACTGATGGTATTGTTCCTCTTGCCGCGCTTTCTTCCATCCACCCGCATTGATCATGATTTTTTCTGCCGTGCCTACTACGAAACGACCCTGCTTCATAAAACCGCCGTTAGCCCACATGACAGCGATATTCGGCCAGTTAAAGAAACTTAAATGCTGATGATCTGGGTTAAACAGTTCTGATTCCTGATTCAGAAATACAGCCTTGATCCATTGCCACAGCTCTGGGGCTGGCGAAAAATCTGGAGTACCCTGTTGAAAGATCCAATCCGGGGGAAATGGTCTTACTGGTACCATAAAGCCAACTTCACTCATAAATTACACCCATTAAAAAACCTCCCGGAGGAGGTTTATTTTTAGTTCAGTGATTAGTATATTTTAGATAACCGGGAGCTAATTACTTTCCATCCAATCCCTTCTTGCTTTTTAACTAAAATAGTATCTTGTAGAGAGGGACCCGCATTTGAATCATCATCTGCAAATTTCCCAGAAGTGATTTTAAATAGATTTTCATTAAGCTGCTTAAACTCACTAATAAATCCATAATTAATATGCTTATCTACATCTTCGCCAAAAGGATAATTACTTATAACTATATAGTTATCTCTACCTGGCAACTTAGCTAATTCAGTTAATACTGATAGCTGACTTCCAGAGCCACCAGCACAACCAATGTCTCCACCCCAAAGAATTAAAACAGTAGTTTGCTCCCAATCACTATTGCCTTTCTCAATAATATAGGCATCCCTAGAAGTTGTTAAAATTTTAGAAAATTCGTTCTTTTCAAAAGTATTTTCACAAGCAATTGTTTTCGCATAATTCTTTACAACTGCTAATGCTTGGTTTTTTTCAACTAACTCTGAAGCAGCTTGTGCTTGAAAAGAAAGAAACAACCCCGCTAATAGAAATTTAAATTTCATAGTTCCAACTATATTGTAATTTTGCAATATATCTATATCAGATTAAGTCTTATAAGCCTACTTCAAATCATTGAGGATAGTTAGAATTCTCAGACTTTCTAACACTTCCTGTGTTCATATTCACTCCAAAAAACCCCTTGAAGGGGGTTTAATTCAAACAAAAAAAAGAGCGCCTAAGCACTCTCATATTTCATAAAAAACCGCACTAACTTTAGTCAATGCGGCTTTTTATTCTTACCAAACTTAAATAACGCTATTCGATTTCTTTCCAGAAAGAGACATATAGTTTGAATTCTGACTTTATGAGAAATGCACTAATTAAAAATGCAGCCCCAATTACCAGAAACATTATATCTATATTCATAAACCCCACCAATTCAAGGATAATTCCAAGAATGCACAGTGCATAAAAAACAACTACGCCTAAATTTTCTTTCATTTACTTCACCAGGAGAAAATTTGCTTTCTGCAAATTTGAACTGGCATATTTACATCAAAACTTCTTTAAATGGAAGAGACTGAGAAGTCTATCCGATAAATATAATTTTTGGTTATCTGGTTAATATTTTGCAAACCTCTTACTTTCTTTTTCTCCATGAGAGAAGAACCACTCAAAAATAGCTTAAGACTATTGTTCAGTTATTTAGATGTTATAAGCACCACCAATAAGTTATCTTCTTCTAGCCAGTCAAACTCATACCCTTTAGCATCATAGTAAATTTCCAGTTTCTCTACTACTCCAGGCTCAATATCAGAATATTTCTCTTCAAAACTTATAGCCGTATTTTTATTTACTTCCAGCTTATTATTGATACTAGAGATTAATCTTTCATAAGTAATTCTATAATTAGACATGATAAAAACTTCTTAATTTTTCGGCAAACACCTAGCTATATCAGAGCCCTAGCAAAATAAATATAGTATAAATGTCTAAGTAATTTTAATTAATTTAATCAAATAGATTGCATAAGTTATTTTAAAAAATCTAGGATTTGATCTGTAGTTATGAGAATAAATTTTAAAAGATCTCATAAGGTGTTTAGAGCTTATGAGATCTTCAATAATAAAGTTAATTCCTTTCATACTTTCAGTTCACCCATTATCCTTAAGCCACTTGGGCTTCATCCAGAATAAGCTGAACCGCACTCTTTAACTTTATTTCCAAATCAGGATCTGCCTTATTCATGCGCCACTCATGCCTGGGAGTAGGATTATTTCCGGCATATCCTATATCTGAAAACAAATATACGCATTCATCAGAGAGATGAGCGCTATAAACAACCTCTTTTGAATTACCATGTGTTTTCTCTAACACCTGTAATGTTTTCAGTATATCTGAATCACTCATATTCAAAATCTCTCTCATTAAATAGAAAAGCTCATACTGGGAGCGATATGAGCTTTCGGTAGATGGATATTTAAAGCTAATAAACTAATAATGAAGGGTTAAAAAAACCTGCTTTCATAGAGGTAAAAGCAGGTTAAGGGGCACTACTACACACACTCTTCTATCGGAAGGAAAGTGATAGAATTAATATTAATATAATTTAAAATTCAAATATATGTAGTTGTTTTAATAGCAATAACGGTGTGCTTAATGTATCTCATGTTGTTTATTTATTAAACATAGCTTGAAATTAAATTAGAGATTTTTAAATAAACAATATAAACAAATTTCTAAAAATCTGTCTTCAACTAAAATCTTATGAATAAAAAAAACCTATCCTCTTAAGGATAGGCTAATGAGGATTTGTATAGAACTAAGTGTATACAAATTCATTAAAACTTTAAGAGCCTTTCTTTCAGGGAGAAAAGACAATTAAAGTAGGTTACCAAAGTACCCTTAAGTAAAAAGGGTCATTTGAATATAGACAAAATATCGAGTTTCTTGAGTAATTTTTTTGGATAATAGAGTTAATAGTATGTATCGTATTCACTCACTAATATTCTTTTATTTGCTAGTTCTTCAAGCATGTTCTTATTCTCTGATCCAATATATAAAAATAAAACCTGCGGGGACAGGCTTTATTTTATATATCTTCAAGATTAATTGAATAACTTTTTAAAAAATTAAATAAGCTAACTTAATATTGAAACAGAATAAATCAAGTATGGCTTAAGGTATAAAAACTGTCGGGCTGTCGAGATAATAAATCTACAAAGTCAGGAATAGTTTCATTAGTCAACAAATAGGGATTAAAGCTCTCTTTATGCTTATCCATAAAGAAATTTATAACATCTTTATGATAGCTCGCATATTTCATATGCCATTTGGAGAACATTCGTTCATCAATATTTTCTAAGAACAGCACTTCACATTCTTCATGACGTGGATCTTTAAGAATCTTCTGAAAATAAAGATGTTCAACTTTTTTCCTCTCCCCTTCAAGGCATTGGACAAAGTAGCCATTGCCGTAATAGAGAGCACCATAAATCTTATGAGGCGTATTAAAGTTTAATGCTTCAGTAAGAATGTTGAACAGCTCATTCATAGGGTTGGCACAATCTTTTAGCTTACTTACATACAACAGTCTTACATCTTCCACATTAATCTCCTGACCTAAGTAAATAGTAACCACGTAAAAACAGTTTAAAATTTTTGTAAGTAATTACTTATAGCTGCAAGGTGTTTAGTTTGTGATATAAGGTCGCTAAAGATAAAATTTTCATTTATCCAAGTCAGCTTTGTTGACAATGCAATAGGTAACGCAATTGAGTTAAACCAAAGAATGATTTAAGACTCAAAGAAGATATATCCCCGAAATTTAAGTGCAATATTAGTTCAAACAATTAGTTAAAGATACTAGTGATAAAGACTGTTTTGTAATCAATGCAAATAGAACTCATTTTAATCAAGATCAATACAGATAAACAGTAATTCGCCCTCTTTCTTTCTAACCACATGAAGCGTCAATGATCTTGTTGGTATTTGAAGCCTTAATAACTGTAATCCGGTTTGGTCGATAATCTTCTGTAACAGCCTCACCTACTCTTGCATAGCGAAGTATCTCTGAATTGGTCATCTTTTTGATTTCCTGATCACTTAAATCAGTTCTCCCTACAAGCTCTTTGGCCCGAAGTGGCAAACACTCATGGAGTGCATCTTCTGCTTGTTTATCTGTTTTTTGTTCAGATACGTGATCAATATCTGACTGATAATTTGAACATGCACAGAGAACCGTCAGTAAAAATCCTGAAGCAATAAATTTTTTCATATTTTGGAACTTCACGGTGGGTATTTAGTAAATAGTGAATCATCAATCTGCTTTTAGCTGTTGTGTTCTCTTATGCACTTTTTTATAAAAGTTATCAGATCTAGCTTTTACTGAAGAGTTCTTTCTTTTAAAGTAGTTCACAATATCTTGATAGCCTTCCTCTTTTTCATCCGCTAGAGGAAAGGTTTTTTCTTTTTGTGTAAATATAGTTTCAATCAGGTTTACATACCAATTAATAAAACTTTGGGTAAGCTCCCGATCAGGTATTACACTGAAATCTATCCGTGCTTCTATACCCCATCTTTCTATAGGTTTTAACGTTTTTAAATAGCTTCGAGTAAGAGGAATCTTAATTTCTTTACTTTTAGTTTTAAATTTCAATTCGGTGAGTAAAAGATTTAAGTCCTTTAAACCATTAGTACTAAACCCGTATTCTCTATATACCTTCACATAGGTTTCTTGAGCAAGGCGCTGATAATTTTTGATAATAGTTTTCAATGTCTAATCCATTTGCATTGATTTTAGATACCATACACATCTACTGGCACATCTGACCAGATATTAAAAATTAACTCTTTATATTCTGAGGGCTCTGCGCCTTCCAGCAAGTAAAAAGACTTAATAGTGCCATCTTTATTGATTTGAACCCTTTTATACAACAGTGTTTCTTTGTCTTGCGCCGTAAACTCTTCAATAAATTTGAGGATCTCTTCCGAGCCTAAATGTGATGGCTCTACCATCTGACCGTTATACATACCGCCGATATAATAAGTTGACTGGGCTGACATAAGAACCTCTCTTAGACTTTGTTGACAGAAGCAAGTCTTAATAAAGGAATACCTGCTTGTTTTAAAAGCATATAAACCTCTTAATAATTTAGCCCAATTAGAGGAAGTGAAAGTATCTTTTGTAATGCCTGAATGTTAAGTTTTTTTAAAATAAAAAAAGCCCACTATTTAGTGAGCTTTTAGAATTTTGCTGTGGTTTTCATTTATACTTCCACCACTATAAAACAAAAATAGCATTTGCCCTGATCAAGGTCAATATAGGCAAAAATAAAACCTCGCCAATAATCTCATATAGCAAGGTTTATTCACCGAAAAAAGGCCGGTTAAATACATATCTTTC